AGATCGTACAGTTGGAATATGCGATTTAGGCTTAGACTGTTGTCCTCATTCTAGAAATGGTACTAACAATACAGGAAGTAATAATGTATTTGTTAATGATCAAAAAGCACATCGATTAACTGATACCGGTCCAACTAATTGTCCACATAGTGGTACTTTTGAATCGATTGAAGGTAGNCCAGATGTTTTTGTCAANGATTTAAATTTAACTAGATTAAATGATGATACTAAATGTATAAAATGCGGTGAAGCCGGAGAGCATACTACTAGTAGTACTGACACATTTGCAAATTAAGAGATTAAATTTAATCTAAAGAGTTAAAAAAGGTGATTAAATGTCTTACAGCTACGAGTATACATATCCTAAAAATAGAGAAGCAGCTGGTTACAGCGGTCCAGTTCCTATACTTATAGATACTGATACTTATGTTCCTGGATTAATGGAAGTTAATGATCATCGTAATTTAATACGCGCTTCTATACAAAGAATTCTTGGCACTACTAAAGGTGAACGGGTAATGCAACCTGAATTTGGACATAATTTAAAGAGAATGTTATTTGAACCTTTAGATGAAATAATTATTGAAGATTTAAGAAATGAAATAAGTAATATTATTAATACTCAGGAACCAAGGATCGTAGTTAGAGATGTATATTTTGATATAGATTATGACAATCATACTATCAAAATAATGGTATCATTTTACTATAAAACAAGTGGTATTGAAGATAATTTTAGTTTTTATATTAGGGGTTAAACCATATGGATAATTTGAATTTAACAGATATCGAAAGATTACCGATAGATTTTGAAGAAATTATGGAGCTTTTAAAGAGTAGAGTTCAAGCTAGATTACCAAATCGGTGGACAGATTTTTTAGCTAGTAACTTTGGAGTAGAGTTATTAGAAGCTTTTGCTTATGAAGCAACACTTATGAATTACTATTTAAATATGAGTATCAATGAATGTTTCCTACCAACAGCTAAAACGAAAACTGGTGTATATTCTCTTGCTAGAACTGTAGGTTACAAGCCTAGCCCTCCTAGTCAATCAGTTGTGACACTTAAATTTTACTTAGATAAACCGCACTCTAAGGATATAATGATACCTAAATATACTACAGTTATGTCTAAAAATGGTATACCATTTTATACGACAGAAAATAAAATACTTTATGTTGGAGAAACTGTTGTAGAGGTTGAAGCAAAATCTGGTACTTTAGTAGAAGAATCATTTATTTCTACTGGAGAACCAAGAAGAAGGTATAAATTACGTCAATTTCCTGTTAGCTCTGTAGAATCATTAACAGTTAATGATGAATTATATACCGAAGTAGATTTTATTGATATTCCAGGTCAAGATAAATACTTTACAGTTGATTATGATGATCAATTTTGTGGATATATATCATTTGGTGATGGGAATTTCGGTGCAAATCCTGCTAAAAATTTAATTGTTAATGTATTGTATACTGTTGGAGTAAATTCAAATCATAATGTATTACCGTTTCAGATTACAGAAATAAATGATTTTATATATGATTCTGAAAANAGTGTTGTACCAAATATTAAAGTAATTAANGAACAAAATGCTGTTGGTGCATCAGACGGTGAATCAATTGATGAAGTAAAGAGAAATGTACCTAGTATTTACAGAACTCAAAATCGATGTGTAACANGGCAAGACTTTGAAGATGTCACTTATATGATACCTGGAGTTGAAAAAGTTTCAGTCATTGATAATTCATTAATGGATGAAGTTGGAATATTTGGAGTTAAAATATGTGTAATTCCTAAAAAACAGAGATATCCGACTGAGTCTTTTAGAAATTATATAAAGAATTTTTTAGAGGGTAAAAAAATTGTAGCTACACAAGTCGATGTAATAGATCCTACTTTTATACCTTATGATGTCGATGTTAATGTTAGTCTTAATGCAGATATATCTTCTTCAGTTGTTTCAAATAAAATTAGAGAAGTAGTTAATAATTATTTAGGATGGAAAAATCGTGATTTTGGGGAAGAAGTTTCAATTCGTGAGTTATATAAGCTGATTTCAAATGTTTCAGGTGTTGGTAGTATTAACAATTTAACAGTTAATGAAAATCGTACTATATATATAACAGAAGTAAGTTCATCTAATACGATAAGATATATCGATAATACTGATATGCTGAAGATTGGTGCTGTAATCAATATATTAGATTTAGATATGGAATTAGCTTTAACTACGAAAATTATCGATATTAATGAAGAATTAAATGAAGCTACAATAGAAAATAATATAACTGATGATATGCGTATTGGATATGGAAGTTTAATATATCCAATGTTAGTAACTGAGTTGAATCATAAATATGGTGAGAAAGAAGTTTCGTTTAAAGTAGATACATTAATTAGTGGTGAACAAATTAATTACACTTTGATGAATTTTTCAAATGCTACTATTTATTTTGAAGATGCTCCTAATAAGTATTATAAAGTATTATTTAAAATTGGTAATAAATTATATTTGAACGAACCGCTTGATCGAGATGTTCCAAGTAATACAAAGATAATTATAAAAAATAAAAAATATATCCCTACTCTTAAAACAACTGTTCCTCGAGGTTCAAATTCTCTTTATTTTACTGATTATCCTAGATTTGCAAAAGGAGCAGAATTAATTAAAACTGCAATGATATCTTTTGTAGATGATACTATTACTATGATAAAAAGTGGTTCAATTTTGGATTATTTNGATACTGCAATGGATGTAAATTATTTAACTAAGGTAAACAAAGTTTATGTTAATAATAATTTGGTATTAGAAGAAGATGTAGATTATAAATTGAGAGACAANGGTAAAATAATAGAATGGACATCTANTGGNAGGTCAAAGGTTACACCTAATACTAGATATTATGTTGACATTGTCAGGAAAGTAGTTAATACTTCTGATACTGATATAATATATTATGTTAAAGATATTAATAAGAAACAAGTTATAATTACACCATTGACAGCCACTAAAATAGATGAATTAACAACTTTTGACTATGTCAGTGAAGTATATACTTTATTGCCAAATGAAATCGCTGATGTTGGTAATATCAACATTACTATTGTATAGTAAATAAGGAGCCTATAATTATGGCGTTTTTGTACTCTATATTACCTGAGTATACTAGAAACAGCGATGTACTAACAGATAATAATATTAAAGGTAAAGTAAAAGCTTTAGAAGAATTTATGGATACTATAGACGAAGAAATATTCGATATAGTATCAGATTCGGTAAAAGAAATACTATCGTTTGGATCCATAGATCGAATAAATGATGAATATTTACCTTATATAAGTTATTTATTAGGTTATAAATGGAATTATAATTTAGACTCAGGTATACAAAGAAATTTACTTAATAATATATTAGAATTATATAAAAGAAAAGGAACTAAGTTTTCTTTTAACTTTAGTTTATATAATTTAGATCCCTCAATTACTTTATATGAACCTTATAACGATATTTTTATATTAAATAAATCTGGTTTTGATGAGTTTGATTATGATACTTATTCAAATTTTATTTGGAAGGTACCAGTTGATGCGGCTACAACTGAAAATATAGTTCTCAGTGGTTTGCAAACAATTGACAATGTAATGGTTAAAGTTGATGATCGAGTATTAGTTAAAGATCAAGATAATCCTGCTGAAAACGGTGTTTATATTGTTAAAGAAACTGATTGGGTTAGGTCAAACGACAGTGATACAGAGTTAAAGTTAATATATTCTTTATATTTTGTAAAAAATGGTTTAATTAATAGAAACAAAGGGTGGGTTTGCGTACAAGCTGATTTAAATAGTAGTATTATTTTTAATGTCTTGAAATTTAAAAAAGAACGTAAATACTATTTACCTAGTAGAGAATATTATTCTTGGGGAATAGTAGTATTAAGGATAAATAATTTAGATCCTGGTATATATGAATTATTGTCGATGATTAGACCATCTGGTTGGAAAGTATTAGTTGAATTAAATTATGGATTATATTATAATCTTTATATTAAGATAGATAATATTGTAAGAAATAATTATATTGATAGTTATGGTTTATCTATATTAGATTTTGGAGAAGACGAAAATTATTATAATACATTTATAAATTCTATACATTATAGTACAATTAAAACATTTATTGATATTGTGTTTATGGGTCAGATATTTGATCTAAAGGGTAATTATTTTGGTAGTACAGTTAACAATAATATAACTTTAGAACATATAGAA